TTGAAGGCACTAAGATAGGAATGGATGATGAATTTAAAACGGTATCCGGAAGGAGAGAGATTACAACGTCTATTCCACCATTACACCCGCGCTGTAAATGTGCGGTGAAGTATGTGAGGGTGAAAAATGAAAACATTCAATGAAATAATGAAAATAAGGGACGAACCGGACAATAAGCCGGAGGTAACAAAAAGAAAGTTCCAGGTAAAGAAGACAAATAATGAAAAAATGCAGGCATTCGGCTGGGCCAGTGTTGCCATTGCTGAGAATGGAGAAACTCTGGAAGACTGGCAGGGCGACATCATAGAGCCTGATGAACTTGAAAGTGCCGCTTACAAGTTCGTTGATCTCTACCGGGAAGGTGGAGAGATGCACGAAAGAGGCGGGGTTGCTTATCTGATCGAGAGTGTTGTATTTACGGAAGAGAAGATGGCGGCAATGGGAATCCCGGAAGGTACACTCCCTGTTGGCTGGTGGATTGGATTCCAGGTTACAGATGCGGATGTTTGGGAGAAAGTAAAAGATGGAACTTACAGCATGTTCTCCATTGAAGGGAAAGCAGAAAGGGTAGAAGTAAACAATGAATAAGTATATTGGAACAAAACTTATTGAGGCAGAAAAAGCAACTCTTGCGGAAGCACAGGCATTAAAAACAGGTGCCTGCGATACCATTGAAGAAGCAAGAAAAAGATTTGGAGGTTCAGATGATGGCAATCCGGGATATGTAGTTAAATATCCAGATGGATACATTAGCTGGTCTCCGAAAGATATGTTCGAGAAGTCTTATATGCAGGTTCAGGAGAATCCGAAATTGATATCTGGCGTATCAATAGGAGAACACATGGTGAATGACTTTATCAGCTATATCGAAACCAGTACCGTAGGCTATAAGACAACAATGGTTCGTTGCGTGCTTCGAAATGGTTTTGAGATCATTGAAACATCTGCATGCGTAGATGCTCGGAATTATGACCAGAAGCTCGGAGAAGAAATCTGCATGAAGAAGATAAAGGATAAGATCTGGTATCTTTTAGGATTTCTGCTTCAGACTGCGTGGCATGGAATTAAATAAATGTGATCAATAGGCGTCCAAAAGGGCGCTTTTTTGATAAATAAAAGCGAAAGGAGGAAGCATTGTGGCAACAAAACTGAAAGGCCTGGAAGTAGGTAAAGTAGATTTCGTTGATGAAGGCGCAAATCAGAGAGCTGATATCAAACTGCTGAAAGGCAAGAATAAAGCAGAGGAAACATCAGACCCGGAAATCGGACTATTTAAACGATTCCTGAACTGGATCAGCGGAGAGGTGCAGAAATCAGCCACGACATTTGATGAACAGATCAACGCTGTGAGCATGGACGCAATCCGGGATGAAATCTGGTCTGTATGTTACGCCCTGCAGAATTCACTTAATTCAATCCTGTGCGACCCAGAACTGGACAGCAGCGGGAAGCAGAGTGCAATGGATACAAGCATTGAACAGTTCGCTACAGCTATGAAGGAATACATTCCCGGATGGGCTGGGGGAACATCTGCAAAAATCAAAAAGAATCTGGATGCACCTGATGAAACAGATCTTCCTATGGTGATGAAAGCGCATAGCAATCTGGAGGAAATCATTCAGAAATCCGTAGAAACGAAAGGAGAATTGGAAGACATGATTAAAATCGACA